GTACGACCGGCGCGCCTGGATCATCCAGGGACCACACGTCCACTCTCGCGAGTGGCCTCCTACTCCTTTCTACCGTGGTAAATCGAGCGTCCAGCTAGTCAAGCTGGTTTCCAAGGGATGAGTTCTTCCCAAGGTTACGATCGACAAAAGGGATAGTTCTTTCCCTTCTGCCGATCACACTCACCACAACAGAGAGGAAAAGAGGTTTTAACGGTGGCCTAAGCTGCTAAAAGCAAACGCACCCTCTGGCTATACGCGCAGAGGGCCTCACCAATCCCGCATAATCCACGCGGTGTATGGCGAGAGTACCTTGTATGGGTAATGCCCGTGTTGATCTTGGTCCTAGACTATAGATCAACCCATTTGCGAATTGTTCGGCTCGCAATTGGCCGTTTTGTATCGGCGGATCCAGTCACCAGGTGCTTCAAGACCCTGGTCCATCCGTTCAGTCTGTCGGTCTCATCGTTTCGAGATCGAACGAGAACTGCGCGGTGCTGGTAGCTCTGCGTCGTCTTTGCGTAGCGCAGCCGATTCGGGGTGAACAGCCTCGGGAACCTGGTCTTGCGACTCAGGTACGAGACTGAGACTCTCAGTGGTGTCACGGGCAAACGCCCTGTGTAACCTTCCAAGAGTTTCCACGCCGTTTCGGCAGCCCTGTAGTAGCATCGGGAGTACAACCCCGATGCAAACTCGCAGAACGACACGAGCGACTCTGCCGACGCTTCCTGCTTGTCCCACGGTAATGCCTCCTTGAGTTTAAGTGGTGTAACTACATGCCCAGCGAGGGCATCAACACCACAGGACTCTCGGAACGGCCCGTGTAGGTAGCACTTCCCATGGTTGAACCGCAAACCATACTTCGGGAATGCTCCTAGGACACAATCTACGTACTGCGGCGATAGTATGATGTCATCGCCATACACGTAGATATGCTTTGAAGCCTCCTGGCGGGTGAGCCCACTTTCCACTTGTATGGCAGCTATGCCAAGCGAGTAGAAGATTAGGGCTTCCACTGGGAAGCAGATGGCTGACCCCATTGGTGCAAACTTCTGGAGTTCAACCACACGGCCATCGAGAGCGCGAGTTCTCGGCGTGCGACATGCTTCAAGGTAATCCCAAAGGGTATGTGACCCAACTGGGACCGCCGAAAAGATGACGCGTACCAAGTCCTTGTGCACTCTGTCTGATGCGTCGCTCATGTCGAGCGTGCACCAATCAGTCTTCGAATCGTCAACCCAGGAAGCGGATGCCTCCAAGGCTAAGCGACCGTTGACGGACTGATCCGTGAAGCACACGTGTCCGGAAGTAAGGTAGTGCTGCTCTATGCACGATGTTAGTGCACTTTGCAACCCTTTCTGGATCCACATCAATTCGAGAGGTTCCGTCGAAATTAATCGCGGGCCCCGTGAGTCCTTGGGAACTGCGCACATTTTTGTGCACGGTATCGCGGAATCGTCGAAATTGACGTAGTCATCCAGATGATCACTGAGGTGGCGGATGTTCGCATAGAAGTACTCATGCGCCGGATACATTCGGTCGAGCGCCGCAAAACGGCGCCGGAACGTCCACTTTTCGTGACCAACCTCACCTGTAGCAACAGCCCCAGGTCCATGACGAGGGAGTATATTTACTGGATCGAAACGACCCAGTACATCCCTTATCACTTCCCTGGCAAGTTGTATGCCTGTATCAGTGTAGTCGAAAACAAGAGTGCCAAGTTCGGCCTCCGTGTCGTACCACTTTTCCAATGCAGGTACCCAGTCTAATTCAGACTGAGGGTCATTCAACTTGTACGCGAGAAAGCATATCTGTATCGCCTCAGTCAGAGACGGTACATCAAGCGATTCGCGTAGGAGTCCTTCCGCAGTATACGAAGTCTCCAATAGTCCTGACAGAAATGCCGGGACTGACGCTCCAGGTTTTCTCTTGAACCCGCTTGGGATCTCAAGATAGCCTGTTGCAAAGCTGAGATATATCGCTTTGCCGAGTGAAGGGAGAATCTTGGTCAGGTATGCAGTGCCCTGGTTACGGTAATTTGTTTCCAGGGAAACCGCATCCTTTTCAAGACTTCGTCGTAGTTCTACGGGACGACCCGCTGC